TATAGTAGGGTAAGCCATTTAAATACTCCTTTAGTCTCTTCTGCCTCTGCTTGTGGACGACTTGCGCTCACTGAAAAGAGGCATACGAGGATCATTTTCTCTCATTAGATTAGAGTCTACAGCGGCTGTCTGGGCATCTGTGATCTTGCGGTAATGAGCATTCCGCTGGTTCACAAAGTCCGTAGGCATACTGCAAAGTACTAATCCGCCTGTTTCGACGAGTCCTGTAGTCCTACCCGAATACTGCAATTCCGGGTGATCTTCTCTTTTAATAGGAATCCAGCCCTCTTCTTGTTTAGACATCATGTTCCGGTCATCTACTTGTCCCTGCATCATCTTTCTGATCCAGCGATAAGAAGTGCCTTCTACTTGTCTTGGAACTGGAAGTAAAGACGGAGGTGTCCAAGCCGTTTTACGTTCCATTGTTGTGCGTGTTACTACATCCCGTGGGGTTCTATCGGACATTGTTAAGCTCCTTGGCAGCATAAGCCGCATAAGTTTCTAGTGGAAGGTTAAGTCGTTTAGCAAGAGCGACTTGAGACTTTGTAAGCGAGATTTTTTTAGTACCCGCTGTACCTCTAGAAGCAGAAGCAACAACATTCGCGGCAGGTCTCTTGGACCCGAATTTTTGCGGGAATTCCTCCCGGATGCGAGCGTTTAAGCGCTCGAAGTAGATATCTGAACCTGCAACGTATCCGGTCTTAACCAGATCGTCGTGTATTCCAAAAGCTGCGCCCCGCATAACTGAGTCTTTATCAAACCAGTCGTTTTCTTCAACCCATTGCTGGGTGCGTTCATCAGGGACAATCTCAGGTTGTCTTTCTACTACCTTTTGTTCGTGATGTAAAGGGGCTTGATACTGATGTTGATAGTTGTCAAGTTCCCTTTTATAAACAACATTTTCCGACAAGAGTTTTTGGGCTGCAATAATGCGGTCAGTATCACCCGCTTCAAAAGCATCCTTGTACTCACGCTCTGCATGAGCCATCTGAGATGCGGTGCGCTGCTTGCTTGACTCTACAAGCTCTAGTTCACCAGCAGAAAGACGGTCTTTCAGTTGTTTATTTTCTACGGCTAATTGCTTTGTAAAGGCAACTGTTTCGTTCTGTTCACGACCAAGACGCTCTTTCTCTCTGCGCTCATCATGATAAGCCCGACTTAACTCTTTAATGCGCTTCTTTACGTTATCGGAGTATTGAGATATCTCATCATCTGAGGCGTCTACATCTCCTTTTGCCCGATACTCTTTTCCCTTATCAGCCTCCGGGGTATCGTCTACAACCTCTATTTCAAACCTTTCTTCCGGTTCATCTGATTCTGTTTCATAGTTCTCGTCCATAACTCCTCCTTTAAATGCGGGTAACAACCCGTGGATCAGCAACAACAGCCTCAACGGTGTCATCGTTAATTATGCGAAACTCTTGATCACCTTCAGGCGTGGTGATTTTGAACCTCGTACCAGAATACGACCTCATAATGATGTAGTCGCCTTCAGCACACCAAGGACCGTCTGGAAACTTCTCAGGGTCTTGATACGCCATAGAACCTAGGGTGACAACAACTCCTACAATTGATGCCGTCTCCTCTCTACGCCTTTGGTCTTCAGGTATTAATATTTTCGAATCCTTAAACTCCTTATCCTTCTTCGGTATAGCAATCAGGATTCGGTAGCCCTTGGGTATCGGTAGTTCTAACTTGCTTGCTTCTTCAGTCATCAGGTAAATCCTCTAACAGTCTTAGCACTCGCTGGATACCACGAATCTCGCCCACTATCTCTCGATAGGCGGCGAAATCTTCAACAGGATTGAAGGCGAGTGTATCCTTCAGTCCTTGCTGATCTATACTCAATTCCCGATGCAGATAATGTTTAAGCTCCACTATCGTTTCCTGACTTTAATGCGTCTGAAGTTAATTTAGCCTGAGCAGAACTTCGCTTTAGCTCCCTATCCAGAGTTGATTTGGAAAGATCTGAACTTATCTGCAGGTTGTCTAGGGTCTGTTTGATTTGCAACTCCTGCTCTTTGAATTCCCTATTCTTCTGGTTATCAGAGAGTCTTGCTTCTACTTGCATTGAACCTATTTCTGTTTGAGACTGAATACGCAGGCGCTCTAATTGATCCTTGCTTTGCAATTCTTCCCTTGCAAACTCTAGATCTGCCTGATCTTTTGCTGCCTTTCTTTGCTGTTCTGCCTGCTTCAATTGCAGCTCTTGCTGCTGCATCTGAACCAGAGGATCTTGTTGAGCAACGGCTGCTTGCTCTTGTTGAGCTTCTGCCTGATCTTTCTGGAGCAGCTTGTCTGAGGCATCGGCTATAGCCTTTGACAAAGCCACCTCGATATCTTCTGGCAATGGCTCGTCCGGCGGAGGCAACTGAACGCCCAGCATCTTCTCGATCTCTATCCGGTACTGGAACCCAGCATGTTGAGCGACATGAGACTGCAAAGCCGCCTGAATGGTAGGAGCCTGTGGGTTTTGACCGATCAGCTTCTGCATCTTTGGGTCCATGATGGCGTTTAAATGCACCTTAATATGGGACTCATGATCCTGATAAAGGAACGCTTTAACCGGCTTTCCAGACAAAATACACATGTTTTCTGACACTGGATCTTTAGGTTTAATGTCATCTTCTACTGGAACTAGCTTCTCTACGTTCTTGATTCCTAACACTTCTAGCATTTGCCTGTGGAGCTGCGGCAGGTCATAGATAGCGGGTGCTGTGGTGGCAAGTTGCAGGGCTGCTTGGTACTGAACGACCCGTTGAGCCATTGTTGATGCGTTAGGGTCTGATACAGGGATGATTTCTACTATGTCGTAATCCTGTTTCTTAGCCTTTCTTGCATTATCTGCAGAGACATCCACCTCATAGTCATAGTCTTCAGGGGTGTAATCCCGAACAATGCCTGCTAGGAGTTTAAACTCTTGCTTCATTGCTGCATGAACACGGGCTTGGACTGCGCTCATGACCTTTAGCGTCCTCTCTAGGATCGCTAGGGTCGTCCCAACAGGAGCTTGAGCCGACATATCGCCTACTTTCAGGTCTGCAACTGAAGCAAACTTTCTCCCTTCTTCTACGATGGTCTGCAAAAGCTGATAAAGGGTAGCTGAAGGCTCTTTATATGGCAGGGGAATGATTGAATCCTTGATTGTCATCCCAGTTACGTCCACATCTCGCCATTCTCCCGGTGCTATGGGGGTGTCGTCACCCTTAACACGCAGGTCTTTGGACTTAAATCCACCCGGAAGGTTGGATAATGTCCCAGCATCTACTAATTGACGCAGAATTGAGGTGGCAGACTTAGCAAATCCACCAACAAGATGGATTAATCCAAATCCATAGAAGCCAAAGCCGGGAATATAGGGATAATGGACAAAATGCATACGCTTTTCGCGTAGCTTGTCATCTTCTAGGTAGTTTCTGCGGATAGATAGAATCTCACCAGAGGAAACGATGGTGACAACATAGGGCAGAGCAATTCCATCTGGGTCTTCATACCCCGGCATATCATAATCAAGATGCACTTCATAGATAAGCTGGCGATCATCCTCAATAATGTTAACGCCGACCTCATCATCCTTCTTCTTTTCTATTTCTGTAACGGTTGTATCGGGGTCTCCAAGCTCTATATCCCGATAGAAGCCAGCAACCATTAATTTGCGGATGAGGTTCGGGGTCTTACGCATTCTATGCGTGACCCTTGGCGAGGAGAACAAATCAGACGCGCCATAAGGGACGATTACGTCCTCTGCTGGGACAAACATCGAGACCTGACGGCAGAGACTTGGGTCATAATAGACTTTCTTAAATGCCGATCCTGAAATCGGCAGATTCCAGAGAAGCCTTTCATGCTCTTGGCGATACTCAACCATATTCTCAGTTAATTCATAGTTCATGTCTTCAGCAACACGAGCAGCAGCCTCTTCCTTCTCAGCGGTGACCATTCCAATAATCTTTGTCTTTACTGGACCTGACGCAGGGAATGTCTCGATAATTGTCTCTGACTGAAACTTAACTACAGACTCAGCTAGGATTGGATGAAACACGCCACAAGCCCCATCCCAAGGCTCTGTACGGTCTTCTATCTTTAATCCCAATAGCTCTAGACCTTCTTTATATGTTCTTTCCCATTCTTTTCTGGAGCTAACGTCTGTACGAATGTCGTCTAATATTTCTGATGAAATAGATTCCAGATCTGCCTCTGGAATTACCTCTGCAAGATTGTCATCGAATGATTCAACATTAATTTCTACAATAACACTGCCATCATCTTCTACTGGTAACTCATACTCAACAGCCTCTTCTTCTGTAGAGTCTAGTCCTACCGGCAGGTTATATAATGATTTACTAATCGCCATGATTTATCTTCCTATTTTTTGACTGGTGGATAAAGTCTTTAACTTCGTCTGTAGACGGAGGGTCATACATTGGCATTTTCTGCTTTGCCAGTTCTAATAAATATTTATTTGTCCTTCTTAGCTTCTGTTGTCTGCGTAACCATTTTGCTGGGTCTTCTAGGAATCTTTTTATTCCATAAAGATGCCACAATAGATATCCTCTGACCGTCCCTATGTCCAAGAGGTCTTTTGGTTCTAGAGATATTTTTACCCACTTAGTAATACGCTGCCTTCTTTGGAATAAACATTTTATCTTCCTCATCTGAGGAGAGATGAATAAAGCCGCCTCGTCTAAATCTGAGCAATGCTTGGGTGGTTGAATCAACCAAGTCATCATGGTCCCCATTAGGAAAGGAAGCCACCTCCTCTACCAATTCATCTGCCCATCTTGTATCTGGTCGCCATACCATTCCTGATGCAAATAGATCTGACACTGCGTTTACACGCGCTATCTTATCTGACCCTTTCCCCGGTGTATATTCCGAAACAGGCAGACCTGCCTTTCTCAGCTCATATATTAACGGCGCACCCGCTGCTTTCTTCTCCACCAAGAGGGTGTCAGGGTTCCATTCTTTCCACAGATCATAGGCTGTACGCTTGAGTTCTGGGAACTCCATACGCTCTTTAAACGCATCAAGCACGATAATATTAGCTTGTTCAATTCCGTCTATTTCCCTATAGAAGACTCCCCATGTTGTACATGCGGAATAATCTGCCCTGTTGGTTTTCTCGAATGCGGTATCCCAAGACTGGATAATGTAGTCAACCTCTGGGGGTTTCTCTCTATCCCAGATCTTCCACATCTCCCGCTTGATGATAGCCCCACCCTCTGAGGTGGGGTTCTGCTGGTACTGCGCTTCCCACTTAGCTACTGGGAGTTCTGCCTTGATAGCCTCTAGTTCTGTTTGCTTCCAGAACTCAGCCCACAAGGGCTTGCCGCTAGGAAGAAGAGCGGGTAGCTCTATAACCTCCCAGTCTTCCAAGTCTCTCTTGATGGCATTGTTAAGGATCTGACCTGTTAAGTCTCTTTTGCTCCATCTAGTATTATGGCTAACAACCCCATTTGCAATGAAATTCTCAGTCCTATCTACCTCAACATCAAAAACTTCTTCTTCTCCAGAAGGCGTTATGCTGGTTATCTTATCCAGAATGACGCTGTAGGTATTCAGCGGCTCGTTGTAATTTTTCTGGTGTTTTGCCATATCCAACGGCAAGGTTGCAGTCATTGCAGAGCAATCCTCTGACAACTCCGGTGGCATGGTTATGGTCGATACATAACTTCCCGTTCCAATGCGCCCTTGTATTTTTTGTAGAAGGCAGCTCCCCGCAGACATCGCACAGGTTGCCGCGCTCCGCAACCATGCGGTCATACTCCTCGCTGGTAATTCCGTACCTATGTTTAATACGCCGCGCTCTGCTTTTCTCTGGGGTTGGCTTTTCTGGAGGGTACTGCTTTGAATAGCAGTAACCACATAATCCTTTGGCTTTAGCAGGGTGGGAATTGCAGTGCCAGCAGTCTTTCCCTTTCCATTTCCCATGATGCCCGATTGGACGGTACGGGGCTTCCGGGTTTTTCTTATGGTAACTTCTTCTTGCTTGGCAAGCAGAGCAGAGTCCGGGTATTGTTTGAGATCTGGCGGTTCTGTTGCAGCCTTCGTTGCTACAAGCAACATATTCGGCTTTAGGTCTTTCAGTTGAATCCATTTGCGCCCTCCAGAAAAATCAACAAGAAACGGATGCCTCGCGTTTGCTTGAAGTATTCTGCCAGATTGCGTCTTTACTGTATATATGGAATCAATACCACTTGACTGCCAATTGTTTATCTTGGCTGTGGTAAGTACCCCATATTCATAGGTTGCCACCAAATCACCAATACAAATATCCCGTAATGGCTTTTCTGTCCCATCAGACATAAGCACACGGGTGCTTCCAACCATACACATAACTATAACAATGGCTCCTCCCGGCTGCAGACGCTGTCTAGGACCGGATGAATACCACTCGAATACCCGATCATACACCTGCGGGGTTCCTTGCATCGCTTCCTGTTCTGAATGAGGGTCATCGATGATAAGGACATCTGCCCCTTTACCTGTTACCGCACCCCCAACCCCAATAGCAAAATAATCCCCGCCTTTGTTTGTATTCCAGCGACCGGCTGCCTTGCTGTCCGACTGAAGCTTGGTCGAGAAGACTTCTTGATAATCAGCAGACCCTACCAAGTTTCTGACCTTCCGACCAAACCCTACGGCAAGTTCTGCGGTATGGGCTGTTTGGATAATCTTCTTTTCTGGGTATAAGCCCAGAAACCAAGAAGGGAATAGAAAGGAAGCAAACTCTGACTTTGTATGACGAGGCGGCATGTTGATGATCAGCCGCTTAAGTTCTCCTCTTGCGACTCTCTCAAAGGCATCTGCCATGATCTGATGATGCTTGCCGGGGATGAATGCTCCCCACATCTGACGGACAAAGGGCAGGAAGTTCTGCCTGCATCGTTCTTTCTTATCTGCCTTGAATAGCTGATCTATCTTCTCTATGTCCGGGGAACCAGCAGGCAGGGTATCAAGGATACTCAGGTAACCAGTGATCTCTTCTCTGGTCAGGAGGTCGCTCATGTTCCACACTCTTTCATATCGACAACATCTCATCCAATGATGGGGCTATTCGGATTGTCCTGAACTTATGGGGCTTCATGTTAATTCGCCCCTCTTGCTCTAGGATGTGGATATGTCTGTGGATATTTGACCTAGACTTCAGTCCCAGACCAGATGCGATATCCTGCAGGGATGGAGCAAAGCCCTTGGTCTTTATAAAGGACTGGACGAACTCTAGAATCTCTAGCTGCTTGTTTGTCATTAAACTGAGGTAAAGACCATGTTGATAGTCCCGCCACCCTCAAAGCCGTTCCAAGGAACTATCTCTGCCCCTCCATTCCCATTCTGGACAAACTGATGACCATTAACATCACCGGTCAATTCAATGCTCTGGTCTTCCATCCAGCCGCGATCAATATAGACCCCTGCATCTGGTCCAAAGTTAACCCCGCCCTGCATGTAATACACATTAGGAGTTATCCAGAACCTCAATGCGTCAGCATTGTTAGGGTCTTGAGTGGACCAATTGAAGTTACCTTGAGGAGGTATTACCCCAACAACCCCTACATCGTTATTAACAACGTCTATGTTGTACTCAGTGAGGTTGTGTATATGAAGCTCTACGGTCCATGTCATGTTTCACACTCACTTTGTTTCATGTCGCACTCCAGTTAGATGTAAGCCCGTCTATAACGCTTGGGTGTTGCACTATCAACGATACAACATACTTTGTCCTAACGTCCATGTACAAAGGCAGCAGCTCATGCATCTCTGCCTCGTTAGGTATACGAGGCTCCCAGAACGCCTTAATGCCTTCATACGGTCTATCTAGGTCAAACTTAAACCGGACTGAGAAGTCATCCAAGTTAAATATCCTTTCCATTTCCCACTCCTGTTCATACCAGCCCGTGAGCCATTGAAACTATTTCCCACTTACCTCAGAGCTTTCAGCTCTTTTCTGCCCTTCTTTCCCACTCTAGCAAGAAACAGGTCTAAACGGACCTTCTACTGTGGTCTCCCAGCAGCACATACCACCCCTGCCAT